GATAGAGATAGAGATAGAGGTAGAGATAGAGATAGAGATAGAGATAGAGATAGAGATAGAGATAGAGATAGAGATAGAGATAGAGATAGAGATAGAGATAGAGATAGAGATAGAGATAGAGATAGAAAACCACCACCACCACCACCACCACCGCTAGGAACATCACTAGGACCACCACCACCACCACCACCACCGCTAGGAACATCACTAGGACCGCCACCACCACCACCACCGCTAGGAACATCACTAGGACCGCCACCACCAGGAGCACCACCACCAGGAGCACCACCACCACCAGGACCACCACCACCAGGACCACCACCAGGACCACTACCAGCACAACTTAAAAAAACATTTCCTTCTTTTATATATCCAGTGCCTTACAAATTTAAAGATTATTTTTTACTAGAAGAATTTATGCAAATACCAAGTTATGAATTAATTCATGAAGTTCAAGCTGTATCGGGTTCGCTAGCTCAGCAAATAGAGCATGCAACAAAAACAATAGAGGAATTGAATAGCATGGCACAAGGACTAGGATTAGATGTACAACTTAATCCTAATAATGTAGAAATAGAAGCTAAATTAAAAAATGACGCTGCATATTGGTCACGAACAGGTGATTTAAATTATCATCAACTAGCAGGTATTAAAACATGGCTTGAAGGAAAAATTGATAGTGCTGTGAGGTCTAGTGGTTCAAATGTAATTTATCTAATTATAGATTTTCAAAATGTTTTCGGTTGCTTACAGGATTTTGTTGGTAGAATAAGTATAATCAGTGGCTTTTATGATACCCACGATTATCGTAAGTGTATGATGGAATTAGCTGATATATTGCGTTCTAAAGTTGAGATATTACATCATCAGCTTGGAGCACCAATTGGTATTATATTATGCGCTCAAAATCATAATTTGGCTTATAATCCTGATTTTTATAATTTAATAGCATTATTAAATTATTGCTGTAAAGTTACAGGCTATAATGATGGTATAATTGTTATACCAACACACAATAGGTCTGAATTTGATGATTTTATGGTTGCTGTAGCTGGTGATATATTGAATAAAAAAAGAGGTCTTAAACGAGAACCATATTATATATTAACTAGTGATCAACTTCGTGATCTGTGGGGCATCAACATTCAACTTGCACATAGAATAAGTATTGACAATTATTTATTGTATTATTATGGTATTGATTTACGGCGTAAATATCCTATTATGTCACCTATTATACCTCTGTATTATATATCCATGTTTAAAAATGAATTAAAGGCTACAAATAACTATGTAAAGTATCGTAACGAACTACAATCGAGAAGTGAATTTTGGAGATCAGAGCATTATCCTTTAACACCACCACCTCCACCTCGTCCTTCTCCTCATCTTACTTCTGACATTAGTAAATCTCATAGAGGTAAATCTCATAGAGGAGGAACTATTAAAAATAAAAAAAGTAGAAAAATGAGTAAGAAAAATTCACATAAGAAACATAAAACAACTATAAAAGCACATAGAAAATATAGTAAAAAATATAAAAAACATAGAACATATAAAAGTAAAAGACTATAAAAGTAAAATCTTGTAAAATATTATTTAAATTTTTTATTTAGAATAAAAAATTTAAATAATATTATAGTTTATAGTTTATAGTTTATAAAAATTTTATAAATAATATTAGTATATACTAATATATATTAATATTATTATGAAAATTAGTAATAAATATAGAAATTTATTCAAAATGGCGGTCTTACTATTTATAATAGTGTCATCTAGTTATGTATTATTTGTGACAACTAGTGAAAATAAAAGGAGAGAAAACCTAGCTAATAATAACAAAGATTGTTCTAATTGCACAATGAAACCAGACTCTGGGAACTGTGTTCCAATATATGATATAAGTTACAGTTATAGTCTAATCCCCAATAGTGTAAATAAATATAGATTAGACATTTGTAATATTATTACATCTAATGTTTTTTGTCAATGGGAGTCGCAATGTATGTTTGACAACATAGCATCACAAAATGAACGTGGTTTGCTAGCAAACAGCAGTATTAACCAAAGTATTTATGATGTCACTTGTTGCTCTGGAAGTTCATTTTACAATAATAATGATATAAATTTTAATTATAGTGGTGTTAAAGACAACACCAGCAATATAACAGATTGCGCAAACATTAAAAATATTATTAAACAAAGCATTAGCGGTTCCATAGACCTAAGTTATGATCAGCTAATTTTCAATGCAACTAATAACATATGTAATACTTTAGAACCAACTGGACGATTATTTAACAAAAGAGGTATGTTATTTTCTAAAACTGAAAGCAAAACCAATATTTTTAATGACCCAAAAACTATGCCTAATGACATATTAATTTTTATTTCAACAAGTAATATTAGAAATGAAATAAATTCAATTATAAGTGGGTCACGCTCTCCTAATATACAGCCCGGTTCTCTTAATGGGTTTAATGAAGCAACCTTAAATAATAATATAACACAACTTACACAACTGAACGATGCTTTAGTCTTAAAAGCGAGAACTGAGAATTTACAAAGGCAATTAAAAAGGTCTGACCTAACAGCTCAGCAAAATTCTAGTTTTAACTCTATATTAAACAGTCTTCATGCCGTTTATCGTGTTGCGCTTCCTAATGCCTTATTACAAGAACGCAAGGATTATAGCTATAGACTATTAAATAAAAACAATAGTCTTTTTAATTTAACAAACCCTAATCAATATTTATTAAATTCGGACCAATTTTTTAATTGTATGGGTGAAATAAAGCAGGACACAAGTGGCTCATTTACTAGCGCACAATTAACCGATTTTAGTGTTAATGATTATTTTGGAACAGCAGGAAGACCTATAACGGAAGGAGGTCTAGGAGAAGCATCTTATAGTGCATTAGGTTCTATACCAGCTAACTCGTATCCAAGCAATACTGATTTAGCAATGGAATTGAAAAGATTAGAAACTATTCCTTCGTCTGGAAGTGCTCCAGTAAGTGTTATAAGCAGTTATTTGAATACTATAAATGGTTTCTATGAAAAACAAATAGCTAATTTAACAGGACCACGAGAGCATAGTTATAACCAACAAATGGTATTTGATAATAATAGCCTCGAAACTAAGGAATCTACTTTTTTCACCTATAATAAAGATGCAAATAATGTTTATGAGTGTAAGCCAAGTATTACAGGTAACTCTAAATTTGACTATTGTGGTCCTGAAGCATATTATGAGACTCCGACGTTTTAATAGTTTCTAAATATTTTTATACTAATTTTAGATTATAAAAATATTTCTAAATAGTTTCTAAATAGTTTCTAAATTACTTTATTTTGTATAAGTATGAAATACTAGCGCAGCAGTTCCACCTAATAATTGAGCAATTATAAAAGCAACAAATTTAGCTACGTCGATTTTATTAGATAACAACATCATAAAACTTACAGCAGGATTAAAATGGCCTCCTGACACTTTACCTCCAAAATAAATAACGGCTGCAAGTGTTAAACCAATAGCCAGCGCGTCGCCTGTTTTTAATATTACCCCTAAGAAAATAAAAGTCCCTATAAATTCAGTAAATAATTGCAAAAGCATGGTTTATATAGTATATAAAAATATATAAAAATATATTATTTATCAATATTTTTCCTAAAAATATTATATTTCCTAAAAATATTATATTTCCTAAAAATATTATATTTACCACAAATAAACGTGGCTCAAGATTTTCGCATTATAATAACCATGTGATTTTTTCTTTTCTAAAGCAATAGCTGTAGTGCGTTTTTTTGTTCCAGAATGCCTATTAAAATAGTTTTGCATACGTTTGCGATTATTATGATTTTTTTGCGAATATAATTTTAGCGGTGTTCTATCTTTATATTGCTCATAATCAGAAGCGCCAAAATGTATTTTTCGTATTTTTTTGGTTGATTTATCTTGAACATATGCTGTATACTTTTTGCCACTTATTTTACTCTTTTCAAATTTAATTATTCTTTCTTTCATTGCTAAGTTATATATAAGAAATATATATAAAGACAATATAATAAAATATATTTTATAAACCTATTTTATATCACCGACTGCTATGCCTCTTAGTATACCTATAAAATATTTACCTAACCGCCTTACTAAGAAAGATAGAAAGCAGCAACTTAGACAACTTAAAAAATCTAGAAATGCTTACAAGAAACATATTTATATTACACGAAAAAAAGTTAAATCATATAAGTCGAAAAAATCACAACATTTATTAAAAGCGCAAAAAATTTATAATATAAATAACATTGTTGTGAATGCAAATCTCTCTAAAAAAACCGGCTGTTCTATAAATTCTCTTCGCAAAATTGTAAATAAGGGACGTGGAGCCTATTTTTCATCTGGGTCCAGACCCAACCAAACTGCAGAAAGTTGGGGATTAGCCCGACTAGCTAGCTCAATAACAGGTGGAAAAGCGGCTGCAGTTGATTATAGCATATTAGAAGAAGGTTGCTCGAAAAACTCTAGGGCATTAAAATTAGCACGCCAAGCCAAAAAAAAACACGGACATGGAACGCGACGAGTAGCTAAAATTAAGTTATGAAAACTATATAAAAACTTGCTAGCTAGCAAACATTAGTCCCGCTAATCCGTTTTGAAATACTAATACGTTATATTTTTCTTCAATAACATATAAATTGTAATAATATTTATAAATATTTGTAGGGTCTTTTAATGTTCCAATTACTACATTAGTACTAGGGTCACATAACGTCGTAAAAGTAGCACTTGGGTCTAGTGGCGGATTACTATAATTATTATATTCAAATTCGATTGTTTTAAAAAAATTTGTATTTAATGCTCCATTAGGTTGTTGCTTAAATGGGTCAGTTGATAATCCAAAATTATAACTATATAAACCCACTTTAGAACATATTCCATTAGATTTGCTATATTTTTCTAATTTACTAAATATTGCGCTGTCAAAATCCGTTTCTCTGTATTTACCATCAAAAATTAGCGCAAAATTTTTCATTATTTCGCATTGATTGGTTTGGTCATTTAGCGACGGACTATTACCTGTAATATAAATATTTTTAGAAATGTCTCCAATAGCATAACTAAATTGTGGACTATAATATTTAAAGTTTTGAGCAATAGCTAATTTTTGCAAATCATTTGGAATTTTATTTTCATATACCCAGTTTGTATAATTAGACCATTCGTTGCGCAAAGCAACATCGCTCCTTTGAAAATACCACATCCAATTTTTTATTAATCCATTTGACTCTAACTTAATTTTATTAGACTTAATAACTCGCTCAAATTTATACTCATAAATCTCTCGTATTAAATAATTTTGTGTATTTTTGGCAAAATGTGTTCGCTCTTCTTCAGCTAAAAAACATTGCGTACATATTAAATGAATGTTGCTATTAATCTTAGTCGGTAAGTCTTTATAACTATCTACATTTGGCTGCAAATCACTTACTGGAGGAGGATTAATAAATCTTTTAAATTGGTATTCGATTATATTTTGATTAGGCTGTATTTGAGGAAAATTATTATATGGTATAGGATTTACTGCATTATTATACAATACATCTTTAATTGTAAATAACTCCATTATAGGTCGCAATGTAAAATTAATAACTAATTCGCTATATTGTAAGCAAATTAGTGGAAACGCCATAATTGAATTCATAGAAAACCATGAATTTATTGGTATATATAAATTATATTCGTTGATTGACGGCTCAATCCCGCTTATATCAGAAGACGCGTTTTTATATACACTTGGATAGTTATTATTTCTATTATTATAATTAGCAGGGTCATTTAGTTCGCTAATATTACCTGTCATAATGTCAAACAATGCTTTCTTATGTGCATCAAAATCACGCTCTACCATATTCTGTAAATAATGTCCGCTGAATTTTTGTATAGTTGCACCATTTACAGTTATATTGACTGATTCAATAATTTGACATCCAATATTTTTTATCCATTTAAATTCATAAGGCCTATAGTCGTTAGCATTATATTTTAATAACGGGCTCCATATTTTTGGTAATTTTACAACTAAATAAGTATCCATTAATAAATCGCCATAACGTTGCATTTTAAAACTATAACTGGATTTTTTAGTTACATCTAATTCCATTTGTCCGGTTTGGTCAATTCTAAATTTTTGTAATCCAAAATTGGTATATTTATAATATGTGGACTTGAAAAAACTCTTTGTAGGATTACCTGTTAAAATAATATTTTGATTTCCTAGCGCTATTAAATTTAATAGTCCTCCTGCCATATTATATTATTATAATAATAATTAATAATATATTATATTATTTATGTTATAATAACTATTTTTAAATTAAATTTAACATAATATAATATAATAAAATTTTATAATAATAAATAATAATAAATAATAATAATAAATAGTATAACTATATATATGTCTAATCCTAATACATCATTTAAAATGCCAAATATTAGTAGCGGTCAATATTTCTATATAACATTGTCAATAATAATATTTATAGTATTGCTTTTATTTAGCTGGGTCGCTAATAGATTAAGTTTGAAAACGAGAAGTTGTAATAAATTAAATATATATTGGCCATCATTAACAAATACGACCTATTTTCTTAACCCAATTAATAACACCTCTGAGCCTATTGTAAAAGCAAATAGCGGGTTTGGGAGAGATACTTCAAATAATAAATTAATAAATTATCACGTTAAAAGTGCTTATAATTGTTGCTGTGGTGATGGCTATAAAAATAACTTTGTTGCGCTTTGTGCTTTAGAAAAGTGTATTGCAAATGGTTGCCGATTTTTAGACTTTGAGATTTATTCATATAATAATGAGCCTATTATTGCTGCGTCAACTGCTAATAGTAATTATATTAAAGAAACTTATAATTCACTGTCATTAGAAGAAGTATTAATCACTATTAAAGAAAAGGCTTTTAATCTTACTTCTACAAATTGCGCAAATGATCCATTAATATTAAATTTTAGAGTTATGAGCACTAACTTGGCTATGCTAAAAAAAATGGGAGATTTAATCGAAAAATATTTAGCTGATGCTGATGGAGCTTTTACACTTGAACCCAGAAAAGAAGAGACTTTAATATTTATGCAAATGGAAGAATTGTATAAAAAGGTTATTATAATTTGTGAATTTAACCCATTACCTAGTATTATTGATACTAATGCCGATTTAAGTAAATTGAAAGACTACGTTAATTTGAAAGCCAAAGGATTAAATTGCAATACATTTAGATATAATCAAATTGCTTCTAAAAAAGGTTCCGCCTCATTTATAGAGTCCACAAAGACAAAATATACCATTGTATTACCAAATTTAGATAATTCAATAATAAACTTTGATCCTACGCTATCTTTTGATACCGGATGTCAGGCTATATGTATGAAACATCAGAATATGGATAATAACTTACTTGGATATAATGCGTTATTTAAAGCAAAGCAAAACTATTGTTGGTTTAAAAAATCAAGAACAGAGTTATTGAATATAGATATACCAGCTGTTCCCGACACAACCGGATTAGGTGTAAATACTAGTTTATAGCACGCTATTTTTGATATAATTACATATTATTACATATTATTATATATTATTATAATATTGTTACATATTATTATAATATTACTAGTATATAATATACTAGTGTTATGAAAGAAACATTTGAAGAAAAAGAATTACAAATATTGAGAAAGGCAATAGATAATGCTACTTCAATTAGTGGCCGAAAACTAGTGCAATCGGATGCAATAAAAAAAATTATAGAAATTTTAGAAAATTTCTTAAGAACCCATAAAACGCTATGTTATGGTGGAACAGCCATTAATAATATATTACCAGAGCAATATAGATTTTATAACAAAGATATTGAAATACCAGATTATGATTTTTTTTCACCACTAGCTATGGAATATGCGAGAGATTTAGCAAATATTTATTATAAAGCTGGCTACGAAGAAGTTGAAGCAAAGTCAGGTGTTCATACAGGAACATATAAGGTGTATGTAAATTTTATTCCAATAGCAGACATCACATATATGGAAAACAATTTATTTAAAAATATATACCAAAAAGCAATAAAGATTAATGCTATAAATTATTGCCCGCCTAATTTTTTACGTATGGCTATGTACCAAGAGCTATCTCGTCCTATGGGTGACGTTTCACGGTGGGAGAAAGTTCTTAAGCGTATTATATTATTAAATAAGCATTTTCCACTAGTAGGACAATCGTGTAAAAACCTTGATTTTCAAAGGCACTATGAAGGCAATGACAACAAACAGGGAGAGATTTATGAGATTACTAAAGATTGCTTTGTAAATCAAGGACTTGTATTTTTTGGCGGTTTTGCTAGTGCTTTATATAGTAAGCATATGCCATATAAAGAACGAATACAAATTTCTAAAATTCCGGATTTTGATGTATTAAGTGATAATCCAGAGGCAAGTGCTAGAATATTAAAAGAGCAGTTGAATTATGAGGGTTTTAAAAATGTTACAATTAATAAAAAACAACCTATAGGTGAATATGTCGACGTTCATTATGAAATTGTAGTAAATAAAGATGTAATTGCATTTATTTATAAATCAACTGCGTGTCATAACTACAATGTTATAGTTATTAACGGTCAAAAAATAAAAGTAGCAACAATAGATACAATACTGAGTTTTTATTTAATATTTATATATGCTAATCGGCCATATTATGATGAAAATAGATTATTATGTATTGCTGAATATTTATTCAAAGTTCAACTAAATAATCGCTTGCAACAAAAAGGGTTATTGCGCAGATTTAGTGTTTTATGTTACGGTAAGCAACAAACATTGGAAGATATGAGAGAAGAGAAGTCTAAAATTTATACGCAAGTTAAAGAAAATAAAATCTCTCGCGATTCTAAATTATATAACCTAAATTTCTTTAGATATATACCGAAAGAAGTATATGATGCTTCAAATAATAAACTAGAAAAATCAAGGTCATTAAAGACGACTAAACCTAAACCCTTGAAGAAGACTAAGTCTAAAAGACGACCTAAGTCTAAAAGACGGCCTGCTAAGTCTAAAAGACGGCCTGCTAAGTCTAAGAGACGACCTAAGTCTAAGAAAAATAAGAAAAATAAGAAAAAATATAATATTGCTTATTATTAAATAATTAATACTTCAAGACTCTCAATTTCAATGTTTTAATTTTAGAATTTTTATAAATTGCAGCATTATTATATGTTGCACTTCTTTTATGCTTGTTAAAACTAGCTTTTTTTCGCTCGTTAAAACTAGCTTTTTTTCGCTCGTTAAAACTAGCTTTTTTTCGCTCGTTAAAACTAGCTTTTTTTCGCTTGTTAAAACTAGCTTTTTTTCGCTTGTTAAAACTAGCTTTAACAACTTTAAAAAATGGTTCTAACAGTTCTCCATTATTTACTTCAGGATGCCCTTGAAAACCAAAAAAAGGATAGTTATTATGTTTTACTATATCAATAAAGCCACTATTATTTTTATCCAAGCTAGTAGCCATTATTTTATAATCGCCTATGTTAGTTTTGGGGTCAACTGCTAACAAATTATTATGTATTATTTTCTTGGTCTTATGCAAACGCTTGTTTCTATATTTTTTACTAATACTAAATAGCGGAGCCTTATAATTCTTATAACACTTCACGTTTATAAAAATATTCTTTATATGGTTTTTAGTTATATTATAATTGCGTTCTATTAAAATCATATTTTCGTAACCATTACAAATCCCTAAAATAGGGAATGGTCGTGTTACTGTGTTTATATGTTGCGCTTGTAATACTAAAAATTTTTGGATTTTGAAATAAGCTTTGTAAAATTTATTATCATAAAAGTTGCCTGCTTGACCTCCTGGAAATATTAAACCGTCTAAATTATTAAGTAGTTCATTCAACTTTAATTTACTAATAG